TCTTGATGCTTCGCCTAGTGTACAACCACGATCTCTCATACATTTTGCTACAATAGCACCACGCGATGGTTTTTTACCGGCACCACCAAGAAGACTTGGATCATTTCTTGCCATGATTTTTTGATCTCGTCTACTTGCGGTATTGTAAGCATGTTGACGAGCTGATTTATTTGTATTACCAAAATATGTATCAAACGAAAAACCTCCAATTTGTCTCATTATACTAAATATAGAAAAAATTAATAAAGTCCATTTTCTTTTACAAACTTGGATGCCATAGGAAGAGAAAGACCATGTTCCTTCATGACCTGCGAAACAATCGCACCACGTGCGGATCTACCAACCTTTTTAGGAAGACCAGAACCGTATTGTTCACCACCAAAAAGTCCTGGAAGGTGGCGACCAGTAGCATTATTAATAGCATTGTACGCCATGATTTTTGGTGAATAACGTATAATATCATTCATAGATACACCACCTTTTTTACCACCAAAAAGTTTCTTTGTTTTTTCTCCAAGATTTACCATGCTGTTTGCGGTATTATCAGCAAAATCACGCCAGAATACAGCATCTTCTTTACGATTCGCGCGTTTTCCGCGTCCGCGTCCACCAAAAAGTTTCTTTGCTTTATCTCCAAGACTTACCATGCTGTTGGCGGTATTATCAGCAAAATCACGCCAAAATACGGCATCTTCTTTAGTATTGGCACGACGATTTCCGCCCCAAAAAGGTTCTGCGTCCCATGCCTCTCTTTGTCTTCTGTTTGAGTCTTCCATACTTTGATTCCATGACCTGCCTTCTTCTGTGGAATTAATACCACGTTCCAAATTACTAAACATTTGTTCTTGAGGTGATTTGCGTTGTTTTGGCATAAATGGAAGAAATCCGCCTTTACCTTTTTTACCACCAAAAAGTTTCTTTGCTTTATCTCCAAGATTTGCCATGCTATTTGCGGTATTTTCCGCAAAATCACGCCAGAATACGGCATCTTCTTTAGTATTGGCACGGCGATTTCCTCCTACAGCACCACGACCCATAAGATTGTCAAATTGATTCTTTAAACGGTATGCCTTAATACCAGTATCTAGGGCAAACTTTCCCCAAAACTTGGCATCATTTCCACCGATCATTTCGCCACCTTTCATGGCATTACTATAAGCACTCATAATTTGTGCGTTAGATGGCATTTTTGGAACACGTCCGCGGTATCGCATATCCGTAATTGGTGGTAGCGTATCAAAAATATCTTCAATCATGCGTGGATGACGAACACCACCAGTTATAGTGGTAGAAAAAGGTGCGGTACCTTCGCGTCCATCATATGGTGTAGTACCAGCATTTGTGTGTGATTGAAGACGCATGCCACCAGTAATCATAGTGGGCGAATTGCGTGATGCTTCAACATCATCGTAGTTTGTCAGTATTTCCCTTAAACGACGATTGTATTCATTATCGTAGGTTAAAGTAGGATTCACCATATAATATTAACAGAATATAAAAAAATTATAAATGATTTATTTTTTATTTAAGGATGGATGATAAATGATGTTTTGCGAGCGAACGAGCTACAGGTACATAAGGCATTGCTTTATCAGCATATTTGCTAATTGTCTGTTTATGAGCTTCAGGTAAACGATTGAAGCCATGGCGTACTAAAGACATATCACCCATTTTTCCTCCAACCATGCGTATTTCTTCCGTAGATGGGATGGCGGTCATCTGCTTAGCATCCATGACCATCTGGCGTGTGAGAATACCTGTGTAGGTGGTTGAGGTTCCCTGATTGGTTACCATGACACCATCGTTTACACATACAACTACAACTTCTGGGGTAATAGCATATCCGTATTGATTTTGGACAACTACCTGTATTTGGAAATTGTATTGACCGAGCGAACCATTACTTAAGGTCTCAGGAAGCGAGAGGTCAAGTGCTGGATCTAGCACAAGAACAGAGCCACCAGTTGGAATTGATTTAATTCCTTTCTGTCCACCAATTCCGTATGTTCCTACCTTCTGGGCAAATCCGCTGAACTGTTGCCAAGACTGGTTTGAACCATTACGCCGAGAAATCTTCCAGAGATTCTGTGTGGTTGCCGACGAAAGAAGACCACTCGCGTTATTTAAATTGATGTTAATACTCTTAATAGCAAGGAAAGTAGAAGGATTAGTAATATTTTGTGCGGACTGAGGAAGACGAACCGATATAATAAACTTAGAAGGCATCTGGTTTATCTGGATATTCTGGGAATTAATAGTGCCTGATGCTCCTGCGAGGATTTGTAAAGCGTTTGATGCTGGGGTGATGTAGCGAGGAAAATCGGAATACGGTACTACGTTACGAGTTTCAATCATATCGCTTGGCTGTGTTGAAAGAAACTTAAGAAGAAGATTTGGCTCACTAAACATGGTACCATTTGCTCCAACACCTGGGGTAATGCTTGAAATATAGGTAGAAGAAGATCCAAAACATCTGGTTTGTGGGGCACCGCCTACTACAGCACCTGATGGTGAGTTCATGTTAAGAGTCAAAGTAAAGTTATTAATACCAACAAGTCCCATTGCCGAACGAGTAGGATCACTCCATGTGAAAGGCGAGATAAAAAGAGGTTCTGTGACTTGGATAGAAAGAGTGATAACCCATGTATCACGAGCATTCGTAGAAACGAGTGAGTCATCAATCGCACCACCGAAGATTTGATGGGCTACATTACTAATAGTCACAGGGTAGGCACCACGAGGTAGAAGACCATTCTCATAGGAAGCTACCGAATAGTTCGCTAGAGGATTGTTTCCTGCTCCTATACCATCAAGATAAGTCCCATAATCCGAGTCTGGAAGTGATGGGGTAGTCGCGTTGAACTCTGTAAGAAAATCACGATCATTAAGAGCGAGGAACTGAGGAAGAACGTCAGGAAGATTGACGGATACGGTAGTATTGTTAATCTGGCAAGAAGCGGTACCGATCAACTGACTAAATGGGAATGGCGAGAAGGCACTATCTACACCATAAGCAAAGGCATTATCACCAAATGGGACACTGAATGGACTGCCTACCGTAGCGGAACCACAGTTAATGGTAAGGGTCATGGTAGTGCTAACAAGCACGTCGCGACCCATGACAATAGATTCACTTGGAAGCTGAACAGACCAATTGAGCGAGGAATTGCTATTGCTAGAGGCTACAAATCTTTGGTATGTGGTAGAGCTGGCTCCAGATACTACAGCGTAGGTAAGATCACTGGTAATATCGGCGATGGTGGCATCTTTTACTAATTCGGTCTTAAAGGAACTGTCTACACTCATTATACTAATACGAAAGATAAAAAAATTAAAAAAACTTTGTATTATTTGCCGACTTTTTCAAAAATGCTAGTTTTAAAGTTACTGAACCCCCACTTTGAAGAATAAATGGAACTAAAGAACTATCCCTTAATCTATAGTAGATTTGAAAGTCAATATTATGAAGTGGTGCGTTGCCATACATGGTACTAAGGCGATACTGGGCGGTTGGTCTATATACAATATTAGGCGAATACTCGCCATCATTTATGACTAAATCAGTCACAATTGGCGCGGTTGCCGAGTTATTGGTTTGCTGAAGTAGATTTACATTATTACTTAATAGAATTGGTGTAGACACTTGACTTTGTTCAATTGGTATAGTAGACGACGTGATAACAAATGCCGTAATAGGTGAAAGATTTGCTGTAGTGCTTGATTCTTGGTATAAAGAAATTGCTAAATAAGTAGTGTAGGTTGCTGGTGCGACTGGCGTTGCCTGTGGTGGAATGATTGCTTGTGTATTGGTGCCACCAGCACTATACATGCTAAGGCGAATATCTTTGCCGTTTGGTTGACCATATCCTAAAATAGTTGCTGGAAATGTTGAAAATAGACCAAATAAGGGTTGATTCATGTAAATATTAATTGGTTGAGTGGGACTGATACCTGCTTGATAATTGAGATCAAAGTAAGCAATATTCGCACTGATAATACCGCGATTATCTGTTGTATCCCATGAGAAAATGGGTGCTTTTAATGATGCTGGGAATGTAGCTGGATAGACAGCATTTACTGCGGTAGCTAGTGCCGTGTAACAAGTCTGTAATGCTGTATTAATCAATTGACTCATGTAAGTATAAGAGTAGCAATTGTAATATCCTGTAGTATTATTTTGTATTTTATTAAATGTTCCGTTTGGTGCGGATGGTACAGTGATTGAAGTATCCTGTGGCAACCATGATACAAAAACACCATGGTTAAATGCTGGGGTTGCTGAACCTGCGATATCCCATGACATACTCACACTGTAAATGGTAAGGTTTGGGTCTGCTTGATCTGGTTGTATGCTTGGTATAAAAACTGGCACTGTCCCACTATCTACAGTAAAACGTAACACGCTTAAATAATAATCTTCAGGGTTATTCACATAAGGAACGGTTCTACTTTCATTGTATGAAAATGATGTTGGTTTTATGGAAGCGGATTGAAAGTTTGTGACATTGATGTCAAAATAGATTTGGTCAGGTTCTACACTATTTCGTAATGAATTGAAGCGTGACATATACATTAGTACAAGAAGAAAAATATATTTATTGACGTATATAAATGGATCTTGACGAAGAATGGAAGATTTTTTGTTTAGTTCATGAATTATCTTACTATCTTGCTATAGTTAAACTTTTGTCTTAAACTTTGGAAGATTTTTACCTTTTATTATTTGTTTTAGAATTATTTGTTGAATTAAATTATTTTTATCTATTTCATCTGGTGTTAATGTTGTTTTTTTATTTACATGTTTTGTTGGTCGGTACACAGGATAATCTAACTGTCCTACATCTTGCCACGATTCCTTGAACCAACGTTGAAGATTCTTTGGTTTTTTATCATCTGTATATGTTCCACCCATTTCTTTATAAGTCTTTACTATAAATCCAGATTTATACGCTGAAGGTTTAGAATATTTTTGATCAGCAATTGATTTCGCGTGTTCATATAAAGCTGGATTGTCAATTATTGGCATATATTTTATACC